AGCACGGCAGGTATTCATCCTCGCCGAGCAGTTCGCACAGTTTATAAAGAACGTACGAGTAGCTCAAAAAATTCTTTCGGTTGGCCGGTTTATGTTTTTCGAACGGTTCCTGTATTTTGTGAAACATGAGTCGGAGCTTGTCCTCGAGGGTCTGGGGCATGGTTGGCGGTTGGACACCGCTCAGCATGGTTGCTATATAGGGGGCGTGTTCGTAGTACTTGTTCTTGTCGAGTTTCTTGAGAAGACCGCGAACCTTTTCGTGTGTAATCTCCCCGACATCCTTAATCTTCTGTTTCTTGAATTCGGCTCTGAGTTGGTTCAATAGCTCCTCCGGAACACTCGTCGACTCCTTGGCCTGAAACTGACTTATCCATTCGTTGAAATGATTTTCACGCTTGTATGAATAAATAATGTGCTTCTCGGTCTCTTGTTCCTCCTTGAACCCGAGCTCGTCTTCTTGGTACCGTTCGGCCAACCCGCAGTTTTGACAAATCTCATCCGCCTCTGCCTCGTCGACAATCTTGGTAAAGAATAAACCGCACCCGGCACATGGTCGGACATGTCTCTGTGTTATTCGCATGTCAGTCTCGCCCTCAATTTCATCCATGTATCGTGTATAAATTTCCTTCCGTTGAACCCCCTTGCGCACCTTGACCTGGACTCCGAGGGCTCTGTGAGTCGTCTCGACCTCTTCTTGAGCTTCATCGGTATATTCCTTTATGATTGAAAAACACGAGAGGAGGTAGTCTGCCATCTCCTCTTGTGATTTGCATTCCTGCATTCTTGAATCAAATTTGGCCTCCATGTTCCCTTAACTTCTAATTACTTTATTCCGTAATTTTTGGTGCTAAAAAGAATTTTAATTCTCCCAAGTTTGCAATTGTATATCGGAAAATGATTGGCATGTCTTCGTTGACAGAATCCTGCATAATCTGAATACTCGAGCACATATTTGTCGCCTTGGTATACAGGCTAATATACTTGAGGCTGAATGTCCCTCCGGTTCGGTCACATGCCGGAGCGTCCGGATATTTGATGACGGTGACCTGATCCGCAAAGTCCCCGTTACAGCTGAGCTCAATCTCGTGACCGTCTCTCCAGATATTCATCTCTGTTCCCAGGTTGGACATGTCCCGGACAAATCTTTGAAAGTCTATGCTGGGCATGGTTGTCACGACGTTCATGTGAATGTCGGGGAACTCGAGCATGTCCTCGTTAATGTCCAGCAGTTTCAGCTTAAAATTCGTCATTGAATTCTTTTCAGGATTTTCAATTAAAAATTCCATAATATCTCTTCCGGTCGCAGTCACGGTCAGAGTATCGGCCGTCGTGACCGACTTGAGGAGCTTGTGGACGTTGGCCATGTTCAGACCGGCGATGAGCTCATCTTCACACTCATATTCTTCGAAATTTTCAGCCGGCAGGTTCATCTGAACCAGGGTAACCCGAGCCGTGTCGAGGGTCAGAATCTTGACACCCTCCTTTGTAAAATAGACGTTCACGTCGTTAATGATATCCTTCAAGACCTCAAACACCGCCTTCATGGCTGACGCCTGTATCGTCTTTAGTTTCATTTAGTTTGTTTAAACTTATTGGCTTTAAGTCCTGTTCATTGAAGACATGGCTTCAGTAACCGATTTACTGATTCTTTCTTCAAGTTCAGGGGTAAGTTCGGGCTGGAGCGGTTCTCCGTAATTTTCAATATCAAACATATTTCCATGGCACGATGACCCGTCGAGGTTTGAGCAAAACCCAGGGGTTGTCTCCCATGACATGAACTCGGTCGGAACCATGGACTCGAGCCATTTTCGAACGTCCCGACCGACATGCATCTGCCCCTCGTTTGTGACCAGGGTTGGCACTCGCGTGATTTTAGGAGACGGGACGCCCTGTGTAAGAATGTCGTGAAACCGTACTATACTCTGAAGCGCCGGCTGAGTTTGTATATATTTAATAGTTTCTTGGGAAAATTTACAATTTTGGGAAAACACGAGGAGTGCCATTGATGTTGGCTAATCTTTTTCGTCTCAAATATTTTCGCACCAAATACTAATGGAAGATGAGCTGGCATTTCTTGTGCTCCTGGGTCTGCTCTTATTTTTTATTTGGTACATAAGCCGGAAGAGCAGTACTACTCAGGCGGCCACAAAGGCGGCTGCATCGACTTCTGCCACGTCCGCCCTCCTGGATATGGATATGTTTGACGTGGCTCCAGTTCCTCTCGAGGTTATTCAGGCTGTTATAGAAAAGTTTCAGTCGACCCAAGAAGACATGGTACCACTCGAGACCCTCTATTTTACCCCAACAACGAGCGGTTCTTATAATGCTCGTCTTATGTTTCTTAATACTCGTCACTTTTTCGGTCAGCAGTTTGACATTAATGCGAGTATAAGCCCGTCAGGAGATGTGACTATAAATAATACCGAATCCACGTCGGATCCCGTTTCGTATGTCAACTCATATGTCCCTGACAGCTACAGGCGGTATTCCGATATAAATTCAAGCATGAATGAACAGCTCAAGTCTGCGCTTACCACTGTTCAAGGGACCAAGTTCCAAGAAGACTTGAAAAACTCGTTTAACACATCATTCGAGGGTCGTCTGAGTCAGAAGGACCTGTTGACCCGCGCTTCACTGGACACTGAAAAGATAAACTTTTAAATTAGATATGCAGGCCAAGGAAATTTTGGCTCGTGAAAAGAAAAAAACTGACGTGCTCAAGCAGACATACAAAGCATTGCTTGAACAGTTCAGTCGGCGTATCAGAACCTCTTCCGATCTTGGGCAGAAGTCATCGATACTCACGGTTCCGCCGTTTATTATAGGGTTTCCTAAGTACGATATCGCCAAGGCTGTCATGTACATGTGCCGTCAGCTCGAACGTCTGGGCTACACGGTGAACCTCGTGGGCCCGTTCGATATTAAGGTTGAGTGGTCTGCGAAAAAATCAGCTGCCGATGAGCTTCCAGTAGAAGATGAAGCACCCGACATGTACTTCCCGAGCCTTGTGAATTTGCATAAAGCCGCGGGAAAGATTCGAGTAAAAAAGAGTGCTTGATCCCACTTGCGCAGCAAGTTGGCAAGTGAGTCCTACGGACTCGATGAAGGGCCGCGGGAAAGATTCGAGTAAAAAAGAGTGCCTACTATTAATGGATCTTCTGAACGAATCCGAGCGGCGCTTTACGAAAAAGTTGTGTCAGGCTATGATTCCAGTCATGATTGAGGCGTTTTGGGAGATTTGGCTCGAGGCCAAGAAGGTTTCCCAGGGCAAAAACATGACTCGAGTTTTTCAAGAGTTGCTCCGGGACGTCAAGACCTGGAATGCCTCCATCTCTAACAAGAACACAGAGGCAATCATCAAGAATAACTCGCTCTTCCCAAGCTTGCTCGCAGCCGTCTTTGTTATCCAGGTGAAGATTCTGAGCTCCATCCGAACCGACAAGAAACAGAAGAAGATTTGCATCAAGCTTCCGGGCAATGATATTTTTGTCCAAAGGTGTTATGAAAATTGTGCCCGGAATTTATACGACGATCCTATAATCATCACAGAAGCAAACACGGATGAGTTCCGCAAGTCTGAGTTGTTCCGTCGTTTCACGGTTGAAATTGCTGACGTCATTGAGGCGCTCGTGCCGACGGCTGAGATTTTGAATACCTATCTCCCCCTTCCGGCAGCGGGTGAAGATTTCGACCTCGAGCATGAGGATGAGGAGGCACCTATCGAGGACGAGGATGTCCCGGACATTGAAGGAGAGCCAGAAGCCGCCCCAGAAGGTGTGCCAGGGATGGAGTTTGGCAAAACCCCCGAGGGGGTCGACACGACCGTGACGGTGAATAACACCCTGACCCCTCCAAATGTTCCAGGCGCGACGCCTGGTGAGACGCCGGTCGATCAGAACCTCTTTGACGACGCACCCACGGGACCTCCACGCGGGACTCCAACCAGAATACATAAAATTGGCCAATAAAACATGTTAGGAAATACCAATGGATCAAATGCTCAGGGAACCTTTGAATGCAGCACTAGCCGCCGCCGCAATCACAGTTGGATATATTTACGTCAAAAATAAGATGAATGGCGAAGAAAAGGTTAAAAATTCAGAATATTTCAAGCCAGCCTTTTTGGTCGCTCTCCTTGTGTATTTTTTGACGAGCCGTTCACACGGAACTCATGAATCTCGTTTAACTGAACCTTTTTAAGTTAAGGAATATATACATTTGTAAAATACAATGACAACAGTCAAGGCATTTAATGAAATGATGGGTCAATTTATTGACGACGTCCTTTCAGTTTTTCCGGACGATCTTGCTATTCACATGGCGAAGGCAAAGCCATGTGACTATCAGACTTTTATGAAGCAGACGGGTCCGTGGTCATCTCAGCTCATGGCGAAGGATCCAGCATTTTTCTGCGAGGAGAATGAATTTGCCAAGTCATTGTACCTTCATAAGCACTGGAATGAGCCCGAGTGCACGGATTCGAACAAGGATGCCATCTGGCAGTGGCTTTCTTCGCTTTACATGATTGCCATGACTCTGAACATGTTTCCCCCAGAGGCTCTTTCCCAAATTGAGGCCGTCGCCGAGAGTTGTGCAAAGAATATGAAGCCCGGCGCGGACGATGCATCTATGATGGCTATGATGAGCTCACTGATGCGGGGAGGCGGCCCCCTTGCAGGTATCATGAATAGCATGAACCCAGCGGCCTCCCTCCCTCCCCCCCAGACGCCCCGACCCAAGAAGAAGAGCAACAAAAAATCTCGATAGAAGATAGGAATGGATCTCAAACAAATATTTAATTCAAAAGAGATTCTTAAATTTTGGCCAACATCGTCCCAGAACGCCAGCCAGCGCACCCTTGCCACCTCTCGGTTTGTTATTTATGCCACGTGCATAGTGTATCTTATTCAACGGGACCCGCGTATTTTTGCACTCGGTGCGTTGGTGCTGGGCGTCCTGTACTATCTTTACATCAATAATATGATTACAGACGGAAATGTGAAAGTTGGAAACGGACGCCAGGCGAACATTATTCAGCCCGAAGTCAGCCTCCCGACCCGTCAGAATCCTATGGGCAATGTGCTCATGACTGATTATGTCGACAACCCGGACCGCCCGTCGGCCGCGTGGTATCCCAGCGTTCGTACCGAGGTTCAGCAGGAGTGGTCAAAGATTCATCCGTTTGAGAAAATTCGCGATGCCGAGCGCAACTTTTACACCATGCCCGTGAGCACAATCCCAGGCGACCAAACTGCTTTTGCCGAGGCTTCGTTCGGCAAGAAGTTTTACCCAATGTGCAAGGACCAAGGAGGAACCGCATGCGACCCCGACAACTTCAACTTCCACTTCCCAGAGACGACCCAGATGCGTGGCGGAAACGGTGGAAGCGGGCGCTAATAATATTCCGATCCTATAGTAATGGCACCGACTCTGACCACCAGCAGTCTCGTCCTCGAGGGTGGCATCTGGCAGGGACCTGCCCAGATTACTCTCGAGGATATTGGAAAAATCACCAGCGAGCTTGTTCCCGAGCCCACGACGGCGTGGCGCAAGAATATGACCGAGCAGCCGTACGATTTCCCCAACACCTATTGCGACCCCGCTCAGGTTCCCATTACCTGGATGATGTGGGATCCCATCAGCACGTACACTGTCGAACAGAACAGTATTTTTAAGCAACGCTATCACCTTCAAAACAAATAATTTGATATAATATATGGATCCATTTGCCATAGCTGCTGTGGTCGGTCTTGTGTTTGCAGGCAAAAAGTTGAGTGAAAAGAGTGAAGATTCCATGGTTGTCTACACTCAGGACTCTCCACTGCCCCCAACCACTCGGTCTATAACTCGTCGTGATATTGATCTCATGGCCAATGCCCGTGATCACGAGAAGGATGCCTTCGATCTGAAGCCCATGAATCCAGAATACGGTCGGCGTATCGGAGACTGGCGCATCAACCCCAAGGAGACTGGAATCCCATCTCTTCAGGATAAAAAGCCCAATACAAAGGCTTTCCCGCACGGCCAGCCCGTCTATAATCTGTACGAGCGCGAATACATTACGAATAAGTTGAATAATCTGCAGCCCATTGAGAGGATCCACGTCGGCCCGGGTCTCGGGTACGGTGCGAACGTGGCGGCCGCCGGTGGTTTCCACCAGTTCTTCCGTGATTTGCCAGTCAATGTGAATGAGGAGAAGCTTACTCAGCTTGAGGGACGTGACGGCCCTCCGGCGTTTTTCGTACCGAACGGAGGCCCTGTTCCACTCGGTCTCGTCAGTCACGAGGCGAAGGATACAAAGACCATTTACCGTGCACCTATTCAGAGCAGGGCGGAAGGACAGGGCGGTCCAGTCACCAAGCCCGAACTTCGGCCCGATTTTATGAGGATGCAGCGGACGACTATTCGCCAGGAAACCGGGTCCCGAAAGGACACTCTGAGCGACGGTCCTGGACAGTACAATGTCGCACAGCCTTATGCAGAGGGTGGCGAATGTGCCTATACAAACAAGGCACTCACACGCGTGAGTGGCGATAGGTCAAAGCCCGACAGGGCCGGAAACGGTCAGCGTATGAATGTTCGCAATGATCCTGTCGATGCAGGAGGGGTTGTTTCTCAGGTCCGCCCCGAGACTGTTGCATTCCCAGTCGGGCCAGTCAACGCAACCACAGGCGGGCGTGTCCAGCAGTATGTCGATGCCAGGTTCTACAAATTTAACGAGAAAAAGACCGATATGGGAATTAATCCATACGCAACTTCCCACGCACTGGACGTGGCGATCCAGGCGCTCGATGGAAATCCTGTTTCGCTCCCACCCCTTGCGGTTGTTTAAGTCACTCTAAAAAAATATAAGTCCAATGATAAATGAGCGGTGGTATTGTGAAACTTGTCGCTACTGGCGAGCAGGATGCTTGGCTGACCGGCAAGCCCGAAGTCTCATTTTACCGGTCAATGTATCGCAAATACACTCACTATGCAAACAATGTCGAGCGCCAGATTATCCAGGGCTCGCCGTCTGCAGGTGGTATGTCTACGATCCGTTTCGAGAAGAAGGGTGATCTTCTCAGCTATGTCTATTTCACGGTGACCGATAACAACGGTTCCATAATTACAAATATCGATTGGACTCAGATTTTTGACAAGTTTGAGCTTCTCATTGGTGGCCAGGTCATTGACACCCAGGATATCGAGTACATGACCGATATCGAGCCGGTCGTCGGTGCCCAGACCTTTTCCCAGCGTCTGCTGAACCTGAACTCGACGACCGTCAACAACCAGAAGGCAACCTTCCTGCCTCTCAAGTTTTTCTTCTGCAAGGACTGGTCCGTGTCCATTCCCCTCGTGGCTCTCCAGTTCCACGATGTCGAGATTCGCATCACCTGGGCTTCTACCCTCTCGAGCACCATCAACATAAACGCCGGAACCCTCGTCCAGAATGCCCAGCTGAACTCGAACGTTGTGCCAACCTCCGAGGCGAACGTCTCGCTCGTGTCCTTCATGGCTTTGTCCTCGAACGTGGCCAACGTCACCATCCAGCAGACGACCGGCCCCCTCTTCCCGGGCCACATTCTGGCCAACGTCTCCATCTCGAACGTGTACACTAACCTGGCGGTCGTTCAGACGTTTTCGAACGCCCTGACCTACAACGGTGGTTTCACCTCGAACGTCCTCATTTCTTACGCAAACTCGGCAGCGACGAACGTTTCCTCTGGAGCGTCTTTCAACGGACCTCTGGCGGTGATTGCCCCCATTGCCTCGACGCAGATTGTGACTGTGCCGACTATTGCGGCCGCAGCCACGAGCGCAACTTTCACGACCGGCATAGTCTCCAGTGTGAGCGGTTCCGGTATTTCCGTAGGCCAGTACGTCATCGGTTTCCCCATGACCGGCCCCGTGACCGTGTCT